TATGGTTGGGGAGAAGCACCACAACCATCACAAGAAGAACTACAACGACAAAGAGTTGTTTCTAGTCAAGATAGTTTAGATACTGTAATAGAAGCATCAGTTCCTGTAGAACCTGTAGGTCTTGATGATCAGATAGCACAAGCACAATCTGATGGTGATTGGCAAACAAGTTCTAATCTCAAAGCAGATAAATTAAGAGCACTAACTCAAAAATAGAAAAGGAGATTTAAAAAATGGGTGCAGTATCAGGATTGGGAGATTCATACGATCTTCCGAATTATGTAGGAGAGTTATTTAATATAACACCTAACGATACACCTTTCCTTTCTGCAATCGGTGGAATGACTGGAGGTAAATCAGTTACCTCTAAACAGTTCACCTGGCAAACAGTTGATAATGCAACAGCAGCACAAACAGTTGTCGCTGAAGGTGCAGATGCAACTTTCGCAGAGAGAAGCAGAAGCGAAGTAACAAATGTTACTCAAATTATGCAATATGGTGTACACGTTTCTTACACAAAACAAGCAGCAACAGGAAACCTTGCTGGTCAATCTATACTAGGAAACCAACCAGTTCAAGATGAATTGGCTTTCCAATTAGATATGGCTATGAAGAGAGCAGCTAGAGATATAGAGTTCTCTTTCCTTAGAGGTACATATGTTGCAGACACAGATGTAGCAACAGCTAGAAAAACAAGAGGTATGCTAACAGCCATCTCTACTAACGAAGTAGCAGGTGGTAACGCAGCTCTTGATCAAGCAAAAGTAAATGCTTTGATGAAAGCTATGGCAGATTCAGGAGCTCCATTTGAGCAACCTGTAATTATGGCTAACGCTTTCCAAAAGCAAAAACTATCTTCAATTTATTCAAGTGCATTGTCACTTGCACCAAGAGATAGAAACTATGGTGGCGTAAATATACAAACCATAGAAACTGACTTTGGTGAAGTAGGTATTGTCTATAGCAGACACTTACCTGCTGAAGATATAATTTGCGTTGATCTTGCTTATTGTAAGCCTGTATTCTTAGACATTCCTGGAAAAGGACACTTCTTCGCAGAACCACTTGCACAAACTGGTTCAGCTTATAAGTTCCAAATCTATGGAGAGGTCGGATTAGAATATGGTCCAGAGCAATTCCACGGCAAAATTACATCACTATCTACTTCCTAATAAGTAGTTAGATAGTATATTTATTAGAGGGAGATAAATACTTCTCCCTCTAGTAACATAGGTATATATGGCAGCAGTAAGCACACTTGTAGATAGAATATATAGAGATTTTTTAAACAAACCAGATGATTTATCTGCGTTTTCTCGTTTAGATGGAGCTATGTCAGACACCACAGGTACATCACTTGTGTATGAATCAGGATTATTTTCATCTGAAGAAGAAAACTTGTTAGGTAATGGAGCATTAGTAGAAGTAGATCAAGAACTTATGCTTGTTACTGCTGCAAATACATCAACTAGAACACTTACTGTATCAAGAGGATATGCAGGTACAACTGCTGCAACACACGCAGATCAAACTAATGTTTTTATAAACCCTACTTTTCCTCGTAAATCTGTATTTGATGCAGTAGCAGATAACATAGTTAGGCTATATCCAAGTTTATATAATGTAACAACAACAAATGTAACATCTAACAGTACATATCAAGAAGTACCTGCAAGTACAGTAGAAGTATTAACATCATATGTTCAAAACGCTAGTGGAGAACAATACACATCTGCTGGAATACAATTACTTAGAGATTTTCCACCATCATCAACTAATACTGCTGTACAGTTTTTTAACACATCTAATGGTAAAACAGTACATTTAGTTGTAAAAAGAAAGTTTGTTAGACCTACTTCAGAAACTGTAGATTTAGCTACTGATTGTCTTATATCAGATGAGTATGAGCAGATAGTTATGGTTGGTGCTGTAGCTGACATTGTAGGTGCTACAGATGTAGATGCCTCAACACAAGAGTTTATTACAGAGAAACTAGCTGCTGAAAGCTACCCAGTAGGATCAGGAGAAAGACTTAGAAATGCACTACTTAGGCTTAGGTCATTGTTGATAGATGAAGCTAGAGGGAACTTGCGTTCTTTATATCCTGCTCCTGTATCAATAATGAACATAAACTATAGTGCATAATGGCTATATTACCTTCACCTAGCAACACATCTGCACCTGAATCACAAGGATTTGAAGCTAACTTAGATGACTTATTTTTAAGATTTGCTGTAGGTCCTGGTAGGCAGATGAATATAAATACTGCTCCATTACAGGCACAAGCTATACAGACATCAGAAACACCAGAAGATTTTCAACAGGAGTTTGGTCAGATATATTCTAGGACAGACTTTGCAGGTGGTAGTGGTTTAGATAAAGCACACAGAAGAAACGCAGGAGAAAATGATTTTCAAAGGTTTTGGGATAGTAAGGGTGTTGATGTATTTAGTGGTAAAGAAGTAGGACAGGAATATCAAGTATCTTTATTGCACGATACAGATGAAGTGCAAACAACTACTGGTACAAATTTATATATGCAAGAATTAGGTGGAGAAATATTTTATGCAGATGGAGCTGTACTTAAAAAAGTAGCAACACCTTTAACTGGTTCTGTGACTGATGATGGTACACCTAGTGCTGGTAACAATATTACTGGTATGGCTGTGCTTGGCACTAAATTATATTTAGTTGCTAATGGAGATATTTATGTAAGAAATAGTGCAGGTAGTTATGCTACTTACAATACACACAAAACATTTGATAAGTTATGGTCTATGAAAGGTAGATTAGTTGCTAGTGCTACTAATGGTGAACTGCACGAAGTAGCTGCTACATCAAGTCCTCCAACAATGAAAGCATTACCTAGTGGTAGCTCTTGGACAGATGTAACAGATGGTGGTGCAGTAGTGTTGGCTTGTGCAGATGATGGTTATATATATTCTTTTGCAGATGAATCATCAACATTAACACTAAAAGGTCAAACATTTGTAGAGGGTGAAGTACCTAATGCAATAGATGCAGCACAAGGTTTTATATTTTATGGAACATACCAAAACACAGCTAGTGGAAAGATTGGCAGACTGTACAGATCAGAGATAACAAATGCTAATAGTTTGTATGTTCTTGTCAATGCACAGTTAATAAAACAATGGGGTGATGGTACAACAACACTTAATCAAGCACCATATCAAATTATATCTACTAGAGATAGTATTTATACAGGCATAGTAGATAGTGCAAGTAAAACAAATCTGTGGCGATATTATTTACCAACTGGTGGTATAGCTAGAGATTTAGAGTTTGCAGAAAGTGGCATAGTTGAAGGTATAGCAGTATTTTCTGACAGAATATTTACTACTGTATCTGGTGGTGGACTATATAGGGAAAGTACAAACTATGTATCAACTGGATATATTATTACTGCACTTGGTGATTTTTACACATCAGAAAAAAAACAATGGGTAGGTGCTAAATTAAACACTAATGTTGTTACATCTGGATCAGTAAAGTTATTTAGTTCTACTATTGCAGCAGACATAAACAGTCCTGATTCAGCTACTTGGGCAGAACAAGTATCTATATTTTCTGGTACAGGTGGTGATGAGGAAGTTATGACACTTGTAGATGGTAGATGGATAGCAGGTAAGATAGAAATAAACACAGATGATGTTACACAATCACCAGAGATGTTGTCATTTGCTATTAGAGGTTTCCAGCTTGTCAATGACTTGGTAGTAGATATGCCAATAAATATATCAGATCAGATAGAAAGACCATTTAGAAAAGCATTACGAGTACAAGGACAAGGCGATTTAGTGTACCAGGCACTTCGTAACAAAGAAGGCAAGAATGTGCAATTAGAGATATTCAGACCAGATACATTATTACGAGGTATAATAGAAAATGTTAGTAGTCCTATAGAGGAGATAAGTCCTAGAGGGTCTGTAACAATGTATTGTCTTGTAAGATTTAGAGGTAGCAAAGTAATACAAACTTCAAGTTCTGGAGTAGGATTAGGTATAGAACTATTAGGAGTAGGTAGATTAGGATAGAATGACAGCACAAGAAACAAACTTATTAAATGCGTTTGAAACAACTTTAACAGGCACAATAGGTGCATCAGATTTAACTTTTACTGTAAACTCTGTAACAGATTCAGCTTCTAATACTCTTGCTGCTCCTTGTTACTTAGTATTAAATCCAGATAGTGCAACAAATAGAGAGGTTGTACAAGTTACAAGTATTAATGTTGGTACAAAAACACTTACATTAGACAACATAAACAAAAGATATTTAACAGGATCAGCAGCAACATCAGGTTTATCACACGCTTCAGGTTCTGTTGTTCGTATGTCACCATTACAACAACACATAGAGGACATAAATGACAGAGTAGATACCATAATGAACTCTGATGGTACTGCTGTCAATACATCAGGTTTAGTAAAAGATGAAGATAATATGTCATCTAACTCTGCTACACATCTTGCAACACAGCAATCAATTAAGGCTTATGTAGATACACAACTTACAGCAGAGGACTTAGATATATCTGCTGATAGTGGTAGCAACATAGCTATTGATCTGGATTCAGAAGTATTAGATTTAGAGGGTGGCACAGGTATAGATACAGCAACAGGTACAAACAAAGTTACATTTAACATAGATAGCACAGTAGCAACTCTTAGTGGATCACAAGCATTAACTAACAAAACTATAGATGTAGATAGCAACACAGTATCTAACATAGAAGTAGATAATTTAAAGTCTGGTGTTTTAGATACAGACCTTACTTCTGTAAGTGCTAGTGATGACACAATACCATCAGCTAAGGCAACTAAGACTTATGTAGATGCACAGATTACTGCTGAAGATTTAGATGTAACAGCAGATAGTGGTGGACCAATATCTATTGATTTAGATTCTGAAACATTAGATATTGCAGGTGGTACAGGTATTGATACTACAGCTAGTGGTAATGAAATTAGTATTGCAATAGATTCTACAGTAGTTACAGAAAGTTCTACAGATACACTTACTAATAAAACAATAGATGCAGACAACAATACAATAAGTAATTTAGAAGTAGATAATCTTAAATCTGGTGTGTTAGACACAGATATAAGCACTACTGCTGCAACTGATACAACAATACCTTCTGCAAAAGCTGTTAAAACATATGTTGATGCACAAGGTACTGCACAAGATTTAGATATTACAGATGGTTCTACTACAAGTGCTGTTGATTTAGATAGTCAGACAATGACAATACAAGGTACTTCTAATGAGGTAGAAGTAGCTTTATCAGGTCAAGCATTTACTATTGGACTTCCATCTAGTATTACAGCCAATCTTGTTGGTAATGTTACTGGTAATGTATCTGGTACATCTGGTTCTACAACTGGTAATGCAGCTACTGCAACAGCTTTAGAAACTGCAAGAACTATAGGTGGTGTATCTTTTGATGGTACAGCTAACATAGATTTGCCTGGTGTTAATACAGCAGGTAATCAAAATACTTCTGGAAGTTCTGCATCAACAACAGGTAATGCTGCAACAGCTACTGCTTTGCAAACAGCAAGAACTATTGCAGGACAATCTTTTGATGGCACAGGCAACATAACAATAGCTGCTGGTGATCTATCTAATGTATCTACTTCAGGTGTATCAGATGGACAAGTATTAGTTTATAACAACAGTGCTAGTGAGTTTCAACCTGGTTCTGTAGGATCAGCAACTGCACTTATTGATGGCGATAGTGACTTTACTTTATCAGATGGTATTGCTAATGGAATACACTACGAGTTAGACAATACAGATATGGCTGACTGGAATCAAGGTGGTGTTGCATTAACAGCAGCAGGTGGAATGTTTAGACATAATCAAACACAATCTGCTACATTTACAGTAGCTGCAACAGAGGGTACAGTTCTTGCAGGACCTATTACAATAACAGGTACAGTTACAAATGCTGGTACAATGGTAATACTATGAGTGAAATACAAGTAAACACAATCAATGAATATACAGGTGCAAATGGTGTAACCATTGATGGTGTATTAATTAAAGACAGCAAGTTAGCTAGTGGTACAGGTAATGTATTACAAGTAGTTACAGCAGAAACTACAACTGCTACGGCTGTATCAGGTTCAACTTATACAGATACAACACTAACTGCAAGTATTACTCCTAGTGCAACAAGTAGTAAAATATTAGTTTTAATTGCTCAGGAATACAATTTTGTAGCATCAGTAACTACTTTTATAAAAGCTGGAATTAAAGTTGTAAGAACTATTGGTGGTACAGCTACTGATATTAAAGAAACTTCTGGATTAACACTTAATTCTGGGTCTGGTAGTGCTGCTCAATTTGGTGGTATTTTACCAATAACTATTTTAGATAGTCCTTCAACAACATCTTCTGTAACTTATAAAACTCAACAGCATCAAGAACAATCTGATACTTCAATTACTACCCAATCAGCAAGTGAAAAAAGTACAATTACATTAATTGAGATAGGTGGATAATGACAATAACTAAATTCCAAGCTATAAAAAGTTTAGAACCAAATGCTGAATTTGTAACTCACAATGATGAGATTGTAGAATGGCAAAGTGAAGAAATAACACAACCTACTGATGAAGCTATTGCTACTGAACAAGCTAGGTTACAATCAGAATATGATGCTAAAGTTTGGGAAAGAAATAGACAAGCTGCTTATCCAAGACTTGCAGAACAATTTGATAAGCTATGGCACGATATAAATAATGGTACACTAGATAACACAGGTGCTTTTTACACAGCTTTAAAGACAGTAAAAGATGACAACCCTAAGCCAGGAGAATAAATGCCAGGTAGTATAAAAATAGATGATGGAAGTGGTAACTATACCATATTAACTAATGGTGGTTCGTTAGGTTCAGACAAGACATTAACATTACCAAATACAACAGGTACTGTTGCTTTGACATCTGATATAACAAGTGGGTTATCAGAAGCAGATTTATGGATTCTTACCACTAATATAAATTCAAATGGTATTTTAACTAATTTTTCAAGACCATCTGCTACTTTAGTTTCATATAAAGGAACCGGTATGTCAGTAAGTTCTGGTGTTTGGACATTTCCTAGCACAGGATATTGGTTAGTAATGGTTACAGGATTTTTGGCATCACCATCAAGTGGTCAAGGAAGTGCACAAGTAATATGGCAATCTACAAATGATAATTTTTCTTCATCTGATAATATAGCTAGAAATAATATGTACATTACTTCTGGTAATGTTTATGACACAACATTTGCACAAACTGTTATAGATATAACAGATACATCAAATGATAAAATAAGATTTGATTTTGGTAAAGGTGGAGATGGTCAAATACAAGGTAGTACAGGTATTGAAGATGCTAGTGTTTTTGGTTTTTATAAATTAGGAGAAACATAATGGCAAGTTTACAAGATGCTTTAGGATTTTTTAATACAGATAAACACGAGTGGTACACTTGGATAAACCTTGAAGATGGCGAAGTATATTCTAATCTTCAACTTAAAGATGAAACTGCTATTATGCCAACAGAAGAAGAAGTAAACGCAAAACTTGTACAAATACAATGGGAGCAAAACAGACAAGCAGAATATCCATCATTACAAGATTGCATACACGCATTACTAGATGGTGGCGATACTCTTACAGATTTACAAGCAGCAAGACAAGCAGTAAAAGACAAATACCCTAAAGGATAGATTATGGCAAGTGAAATTAAAGTAGATACCATTACACATAAAACATCTGGTAATGGTGTTGAATTAAAAGCATACAAAGAAACTGATGTTACTGTAACTTCTGGCACAACTTTAACAATAGATCTAAATAATGGAAACACAGGTGCTGTAACACTCGCACACAATGTTACAGATATAGATTTTACAAATGTACCTGCAAATGGTACTTCTTCATTTACATTAAAGGCAACACAAGATGGAACAGGTAGCAGAACTATGGCTATTAACGCAATAACAGTTAATGGTGGTGGTAATGTTACAGGACTTACTCCAGGTGCTGCTGGTCTTACACTTAGCACAGGTGCTAATGATGTGGACTTAGTGTCATTCTTGTTCTTTGATGCTGGTACACCATTAATTAATTCATTATTAGATTTTAGCTAGGAGGTCCATATGCCATTAGGTGCAACACGATTTGGATTTCAAGGAGGCAAACCAGCTTTAGAAGCAGATTGGTTTGCTGTTGCTGGTGGTGGAGGTGCAGGTGGTAACAAACCTCGTTCTGCACCATTAACTATGCCTGGTGGTGGAGGTGGTGCTGGTGGTTTTCTTAGCAACAACGATAGTGGTTTATCAAAAGCAACTTATGCAACAGCTACAACATATGCAATATCAACTGGTTCTGGTGGTTCTGGTGGTCAAGGTGGTAATGACCACGGCTCACCAGGAACTGTTGGTTCAGATACAACTTGGAATGATGCTACCAATGGAACATTAACACTTAAAGGTGGAGGTCGTGGTGGTGGTGGTAGCCAATCTGGTTCTGAATCTTTTGGAGGAAGTGGTGGTTCTGCTGGAGGTACTGGTTCAAGGAGAGGTACTACTAGACAACCTGCACTTGTATTGTCGCCAATGCAAGGTAGTGATGGTGGAGCTTCTGATTCTTATTTTCAATCAGCAGGTGGTGGTGGTAAAACTGGAGGTGGTGGTAATAGTCAATCTGGTGGTGGAGATGGAGGAGCAGGATATACTTGGGTAAATGGCACAACTTACGCAATAGGTGGTTGTGGTTCTGATAGACAGAATAACTCACAAGGTGGAGGTGCAACATCTGTAACTGATGGTACAGGTAATGGTGGTGCTTCTAGGTATCAAAGTCATTATAATGGTTTAAGAGGAAGTCACGGAGCAGTAGGGATTAGGTTTCCAGATGCTTACACATTATCAAACCCAGGTGGTGGTTTAACCATAACTTCATCTACAGCAGGTGGTTTAACTACTGCATTAATAACAGGAACAGGAAACATACAATTTGATTAAGGAGATACTATGCCACATTATGCGTTACTAGATGAAAACAATGTAGTAGTAAGAGTAATCAATAGTCTTATTGATGAAAATGATATATCAAATCTTGCAGATGGATATAGTTCTTGGGAAGAATTTTATGGTAACTTTCTTGGTGGTACTTGTAAAAGGACATCTTCTAATACATATGAAAATCAACATTTAACTTTAAATGAAACAGGTGATGATTATGTATTGAGTGACACACAAGAAAAAGCATTTAGGGGAAACTATGCTGGTGTAGGTTACACATATTACGAAACTGAAGATATATTTTTACCACCAAAACCTTTTAATAGTTGGGTTATTGATACAGATAATGCAAAATGGAAAGCACCAACTCCTTATCCAGATGATGGTAATGTTTATCATTGGGAAGAATCAAGTACATCTTGGGTTGAATCTTAATAAATAAAAAAACATATGATACAATCCAATTATGGATTATCTAGTCGGTTTTATATTTGGATTTATTGTAAAAGAATTATTTAGATTACTACAATATTTAAGCACATCTGAAACTATTGTTATAGACCACGACTGGGATCAGGAATGGGATTGGATAACAAGACCAGAGGACTTACCATAAATGACACACAACAATGGCTACACACAGAAGGAATTACTTAATATGGTCATTGAAAGACTTGACAGATTAGAAGAAAAACTAGATGCAAAACTAGATAAAGCAGAATTTTATAAAGTATTAACGCTACTTGTAGCACTTGGTGGAGTTGTTGCAGCGATTGTAATGTAATGCTAAGAATACTCTTAGCTCTTTTTTTATTAATACCCTTGCCTGTAATGGCTGACCACGTTCCAACACAAGAACCTTATGGTTATAACGAAACAATAAATGCAGAAACAGGTGACTTGACCATTAGCTTGTTAGGATCAGATGGTTTTGAGGATAGTCCACCAGAAAAATATACAATTTTTTTTGCTATGGCTACAGGTGTAGATGCTACAAGTTACTGTGTATCTACAAGTTTTGGACACGAACAGAATGTATGGAACGATTATGTCTTTAGTATTAGCGATTTAAGAACATACTTTGAGTTACCAGTAGGTACATTTTATTACAGAGTTAGGTCAGACAATGACACAGATAATAGTTACAGTACAATATCTGTAGAAAGAAGCATAGCTTTACCAGATCAGCAACCATTTAATGAAACACAAACAGACTGGTCTGCACCTACTACTACTTGTGTAGATACATCTACTACCACAACTACTACTTCTAGCACAACAACTACTTCTAGCACAACAACTACTTCTAGCACAACAACTACTTCTAGCACAACAACTGTGCCTGATACCACTACTACTTCTAGCACAACTACAACTACTACAACCACGACTACTACTGTGCCACCTCCACCACCACCTCCACCACCACCTCCACCTGAACCAGAAACAGTAGAGGTTGTAATGGAAGATGGAACAAAAGCAGAATACAAACAGTCTGAAGTAGAAGATGGTACAGTAGAAAGAGATAACCAAAGGAAAAACAATGAAGAGTTATATGGGTGTTATGTTACTGATATTGCTTTGGAACGTGGTGATTGTGAAATACCTGAAGAAGTTATAGAACAAGAAGTCATAGAAGAAGAAGTTATAGATGAAGAAGAACCAGATACCGAAGGAGAGTTTCCTGATGATGATGATGTGGTATTGGAAGTGGAGCTTGAAGATGAAGTGGAAGAACCTGAACCTATTAAAGAAGAAGATATTGTTAAAGAGGAAGTTGAGATTGATGTTGAGGAACTTGAAGAAGAGTTTGACTTTGAAGAAATCATCATTGAGATACCAGATGAAATAATAATTATTATAGAAGAAGAAATTATAGAAGAAGAAGTAGTAGAAGATGAGTTGGATAAAGAGATACCAGGAGATGACATCATCAGAGAAGATACAGTTCAAGAGGAAGATGTCAAAAACCAGGATATACAAGAAGAAGTAGTAGAACCAGTAGAACTTACTGAAGAAGAAGTAGCTGTAGAAGTTGCTGAAGTAGAAGAAGTCATAGAAAATATTGTCATAGAAGAAGTTACTACTGAAGAAGTCATAGAAGTTATAGAACAAGTCAATGACATTGGTGTACAAAACTTAAATCAGGCAACAGAAGAAGTACAAGAAGTTGTACAAGCTGTCGTTGAAGAAGCTATAGAAAATGTAGAAGAACTTACAGAGGAACAGGTTGCAGTTGTAGCAGAAGTATTACAAGTACAAGAAGATGATGTTGAGATTATAGCTGAAGCTGTCAAAGAAGATGAAGTCGTAGCAGAAGCTGTAGAAGAATATGTAGAGAGAGCTGTAGAGAATGCAGATGTAGAGAACTACACACTTGCTGATGTAGTTACAGAGGTACAGTACGAAGCATTTTTAGAGAACCCAATAGAAACATTTGTAGATTTAGATTTTGAAGGTATAACAATAAACAACATAGGAGATGATATGACACAAGACCAAAAAGAAAAAGCACAGGAGGTCGTAGTTCCTGTAATCTTGACTAGAATAGCTAGTATGGCAGCTTTTGTATTTAGGAGAAGTCTATGATTAACAAGCTATGGACCTGGTTAGTAGAAGCAATAAAAGAAACATTGAACCTTAGTTGGACTTTGGTTGGTTTAGTTATTGCTACGCTGACACTAACTGGATCAGCACAGCAAGTTACAGGATTAGCTACTATAATTACATTAGCTATTTGGTTACTGACCATTAGTTTTAGAAAAGGAGATTAGTATGGACTGCTGTGGTAGTGGTTGCTGTGGTGGTAAGTAATGTGTGTAACTTTTGTCAATGATGCTGGTACATACATTACCATATGTAATGGAGAATATGGAGGTATAGGTGAAACTGACTGTAGTTAGAACACAATTTGGAACAGATGCAACAAATGGTATGTTGCTTATAGATGGTATTTTTGAATGCTATACACTAGAGGATCAATACCAAGCAGTAAAGGTAATGCACGAAACCTGCATACCAGAGGGTACATATGACATTAAATTTAGAACTGTTGGTGGATTCCACGAGAAATACAAAAAGAGATATGGTAATGACCACTATGGTATGTTGCATTTGCAAGATGTACCTAACTTTACTTACATACTTATACACGCTGGTAACACAGATGAACATACTTCTGGTTGCTTAATTGTAGGGGAAACACAACAAGATTTAGATATAAGTGATGATGGGTTTATAGGACATAGTGGTAAGGCGTATCTAAAACTATATAACAAAGTGGCAAAACAATTACTACAAGGCAAAGATGTAGCCATAGAATACACAACAATCAATAAATTATTAGATGGTCAAGTAGATAACAAAGCTAAAGACCATACTGTTTTAGCTGACACAGTATATGAAAAGCTACAAGAAATAAATGGTAATGTATTGATAGGTAATGCTATGTTGAAAGGCAGGTTAATACAATAATGTTTGATAGAATTAAAAGAGCAAGAAATCAAGATGGTACATTTAAAAAAGATGTCTGGTGGACACCTTGGTCTGATTCGTGGGAGTATGGAATGAGTGAAGATCTCAAAGATATGCTTGAAAGAACTGCGTGGACCTTCATTGAAGCGTTCATTGGTGCATTAACAGTTGCTCCATTAGTGGGTGTAGAGGCTGAAACAATTCAGTTAGCTGCATTAGCTGGTGGTGGTGCTGCACTTGCAGTCATCAAGACATACGCTAAAAAACAAATCACTAAGTAGATTCTGTCCTAATTCCTGTGTATAATTAGCACAACAGAAAGGGCTGTTATGACACAGGAACTAGGTAATAATTATTACAAGTCTGGTTGGCAACCATCAATAGAGTTTGATGAATCAACAGGCAAAGGTGAAGTAACCTATGTAGGTACTGACCCTGATTACAAGAATAAGTATGATGAAATACTTAAAAACTGGGGGTTTGATCCCAAGTACTTTACCATTGAAGGTAATGTAAAGGCTAGTAGCTGGGAAGGACAGCTAAAAGGTGGCAGAACGACCACCTTTTTTGCATTTAAAGGGGTTGTAAAGCGTAAGAATCCTGCATTAGACCAGTATTTTGACAAACTTGTTAAGGAATACAGTAGAAAACCTAAGTTAAAAGACACAAATTATGGTGGAGATACTGCATTTGTGTGGACAATGGCTGATTGGCAGTTAGGTAAAGCTGATTATGGCGTTGAGAATACCCTTAAACGCTACGAGGAAGCTCTTATTAAGGGGGTAAATCAAGTTAAGGCACTACGCAAGACAGGTACAGAGATAGATGAGATATATTTACTAGGACTAGGCGATCTTACAGAGAACTGTGACCAATCGTTTTACAGTTCAATGCCATTTAACATAGAGTTATCGCTATCACAACAGTATCAACTAGCTAGGCGTATGATTATGAAAACTATTGATACATTTCTACCACTAGCTGACAAGATAACTGTGTGTGGTATAGGTGGTAATCACGGAGAGATGACACGATCAGGCAAAGGACAGGTATTGTCAGATAGATTAGACAACTCTGATATGATGCACTTTGAAGTAGTAAAAGAGATACTTGCACAGAACAAAAGGTATGACAAAGTAAAGGTCATACTACCTACTGACTATCATCACTTGCTAGATATAAAAGGTAAAGGTGTAGCTATTACACACGGACATATGACAGGTGGTGGCTCTGGTCCAGAAGGTAAGATTATGAAGTGGTGGGCAGGTCAAGCTATGGGTTGGCTACCTAGTGGTGCAGCCGAGATACTTATAACAGGACACTACCATCACCCAAGAGTATATAAACAAGGTAAACGTACTTGGTTTCAATGTCCAAGCATAGATGCAAGTAAAGACTTTACTGCAAGAACAGGACTATGGAACGATCCTGGTGTGTTATGTTTTACAATTAATAAAGATGGTTGGGATAACTACAAAATAGTTTAAACTTCGTTTCCCCAACTATCCCACCCATCAGCAGTTTCTCTAGCAAACAACTCTATGCGTGGTAAATCACCATATAATTTAACAATCTTATCTCTAGTTTCATATGGTTTCTGTGAGTGTCTTTTAATTTCTGCTTCTATTACTTGTGAAACACTAGCATCTAATCTGTTAATTTTACCTTTAACACCTATCAAACATAATTCTGCGTTACCTCTTGTGTAATGACCCATTCCGAAATGTGTTTTATTATTTTTAGTTTTTTTAATCCAAGTAAATCCACAAGTTTTGTATGTAAAACCCCAAGATTTTATTGTGTCCAAACCCTCTTGTAATAATGGCATTGTTACCCACATAAATAAATAACAATTTTCATCTGCAATACTTTGTACAGGTAAAGATTTAAGTTCTGTTATATTCATAGTTTTGTAAAAACTTTCAGCACCCCTAATCATTCCGTGAACACCTTGCATTTTCATTCTGTCATTGTATTGCCAAGGTGGATCAGCATATATAATATTATATTTTTTATCAGGAAATGGTATCAAGAGCAACCATCTTCTGCTATGTCATAGCAAGTATCACACAAAGGTCTATCGCCTGTGCCTATGTATGGCTCGTTTTCTGTAACTTCTATGTGTCCAATACCCCAACATCTAAATATATATATCATTCTTCTTCTTGATTTACTGTTGTAAGTATCTGTATATTAGGAAGTATTGCAATTAATTGCTGTTGTCCACTAGGTAACAATATACTTTTACCCATAAACAAAGGCACTTCCTTATCGTTTCTTCTATTTAATAATTCTGCAATCAACATACCATCTGTTGCTTTGCTTAACATTACATCAATCATTCTTCCTCCTCGTGTATTTTTGCTACACCTTCGTATAAAAATCCTACCACTTTTGTAACAGTCTTTGTATCTTCAAACTCTGTAGTTTTAGGCATTGGTATTTCTGTCCATTGAAAATCATAACCTTTACGCACTAACTTATGTATGTTCCAAGTCATAATCTTGCCATTGTATTCTGTAAGATATACAAATGCTTTGCCAGTTTCTATACACTTAACAATGTTGCTATCAAACTTTTTCTTTTCAATAGCCCAACTTCTGTATTCCTTATCTCTTGACTTAACTTCTACTATGTATCTCTCGTTCTCTGCATCATAAGAGCTGTAAGGATCACTTACCTCTACTAAGTCAAGACCTGGATATATACTGTTTAACTTATCTATTATCTCTGTCTGTGTCATTCTTCTTCACCTATGTTTTCCCAACAAGTATTACATACACTATGGTCATCATCTTGTTCTGTAATTTCTTTTGCACAAAACATACAACTACCACTAAATGGTTTTGCTACAACATTTCCATTTTTAATTTGTCTATCCCAATAATTATTTAAACCCATACTTAATTTGCTCATTAACCAATCTCCATTACATATCTACAACTTACACAAAATCCATCTTCATCTATGTCACTAGGCAAACCATACAAATCATATTCGCCTACACCACAGCTACGACAACGCACTCTTTAGCTTGTCAATCATAGCACTAGCATTACCCTTAGTAGCTTCGCCACTATTAA